CCTCAAAGACCTGCACCAGTGGATGCCGGTCAGCAAGACTGACTTCGACAACTACTACCGAGATATCAACGCTTATCGCAGCAAACAACAGAAGCACGGCCGCTGTGTCTGCCCTGCAAGCAAGCGCTATCTCTGCGACATGGACTGCTGCACCTGCCGCTTTCACAAGGCGGGCGATGAGCTATCCCTTGATTACACCGTTATCGACAAGGATGGCAACGAAAAAAACTGGCTTGACGACTTGCCGGACGATGGCCCCGGCGTTCAGTCCATCTTGGAAGATCGCGAGTTGCTAGACGCCCTTCTTTTTGAGCTGGAAGAGCTCGATTCCGACGTTCGCCGCATCTGCGAGCTATTGCTTCAGGAAAAGTCGGAACGCGAGATAGCAGCCCTAATGGGCGTCTCACAACAGTCGACTATCAATTATAAGAAGCGCAAAGCGTTCGAAACGCTGCGGGAGCTCCTGCGCGACTACATCTAACACCTTGTCCATCTTTCTCCGGCTGCCTTTTTTGGTGGCCGGAGAAAAAACTTTTCCCGATTTTCGTTCAAACGGCATTCTCACCTCCATTGGGTAGTAGAGAGAGCAGAAACATACTGCTTCTTCAAAGGAGGTGAACAAGATGTACGAATCCCATACCCGGATCCGCGCGGCAGACGAGGAACTCATCGATGTCCTTATCGCGATCAGCGTCGTATCCAATCGTCTAGCAAGGAAGCTCATGATCCTTGCAAATCAAAGTCAAAACAGGGAAGGAGGAAAAGCAAATGGAAAAAACGAACGATATGGCTCTCACGATCGAAGAGTTGCGCAGCGCCGTTGCGGCTATTAACGACGTAGCAAACCGGATGGTCAGGGTGTTCGGCAATGAAGCGTTTGCCGAAGAGGCACCTACGGTCAAGCCCGCCATGAAGTTGGAGGAGGTCAGGGCCGTTCTCGCGGAAAAGTCCCGCAACGGGTACACCGCCCAGATCCATTCACTACTCAAAAAGTACGGCGCTGAGAAGCTCTCGCAGCTTGACCCGACGAACTACGCGGCGCTGCTTGCAGATGCGGAGGTGTTGGGAGATGCCACCTAATGGACACGCCATTTTATCCGCATCCTCATCCCACCGTTGGCTGCACTGTCCACCGTCTGCTCGGCTAAGTGAAAGCTATGCTGACAAATGCAGTGATTACGCCGCCGAAGGCACCGAGGCACACACCCTCTGTGAGTACAAGTTGCGGTGCGCTTTAGGCGAGGATTTATCGCGCGTCGCCGACATCAGGGACACCCTGACCTACTATTCCGAGGAAATGGAAGATTGCGCCACTGGATATGCCGCGTATGTCCTCGAACGGTTCGAAACCGCCAAGCAGGTCTGTGCCGATCCGGTTGTGCTCATCGAGCAACGAGTCGACTTTTCCCGCTGGGTGGAGGATGGCTTTGGAACGGCGGACGCGCTCATCATCGCGGACGGCAACCTCGAGATCTGCGATTACAAGCATGGGCTAGGCGTGCTCGTCCGGGCGGAAGAAAATCCTCAGCTCATGTGCTACGCACTCGGTGCATTGGCGCTTTTCGACAGCATCTACGATATCGAAACCATCAGCATGACCATCTACCAGCCGCGCCGGGACAATGTCAGCACATATGAACTTTCCAAAGAGGACCTATTCAAATGGGCGGAAGAAGTATTGAAGCCCACGGCCGAGCTGGCGTTTGCCGGCAACGGGAATTTCCTCTGCGGCGAGTGGTGTACCTTTTGCTCCGCCAAGAATGAATGCAGGGCACGCGCAGAAGCATGCCTTTCTCTTGCCCAGTATGAGTTCAAGCTTCCGCCGCTCCTTTCGAATGAGGATATCGAAGACATTCTTGCCAAAGTAGACGACCTCGTCGCATGGGCATCGGACATCAAGGAATACGCCCTGCAACAGGCAATCTGCGGCAAGGAATGGAACGGTCTCAAGTTGGTCGAAGGCCGCTCCAACAGAAAGTACATCGATGACGCTATTGTCGCCGGCGTTGTTGAGAATGTGGGCTTCGACCCATATGAACGTAAGGTGCTTGGCGTCACCGCCATGCAAAAGCTGCTCGGCAAGACTCGGTTCGATGAACTTCTGAGCGCTTATATTGAAAAGCCGCAAGGCAAACCCACGCTTGTGCCGGAGAGCGACAAACGACCGGCGATGTCTACGGCAGCAGCCGATTTTAAAGAAAATTTAGGAGGACAATCAGATGTCTAACAACACGAACAAGGTCAACAATCCCATGAAGGTTATCACCGGCCCCGAAACCCGCTGGTCATACGCCAACATCTGGGAAGCAAAGAGCATCAACGGCGGCACGCCGAAATTCTCGGTTAGCCTCATCATCCCTAAGTCCGACACCAAGACCGTCGCAAAAGTGAAAGCCGCTATTGAAGCCGCTTACATCGAGGGCGAAGCCAAGTTGAAGGGAAACGGCAAATCCGTACCGACTTTCGCCGCGATCAAGACGCCGCTGCGCGACGGTGACATCGAGCGCCCGGACGATCCCGCGTATGTCAACGCCTACTTCATCAACGCCAACGCAACGAGCGCTCCTGGCATCGTGGATGCAGACCGTAATCCCATCCTTACCCGCTCCGAGGTGTACAGCGGCGTATATGGCAGGGCCAGCATCAGCTTTTATGCCTTTAACAGTAACGGCAACAAGGGCATCGCCTGCGGTTTGAACAATCTGCAGAAGATGCGCGACGGTGAGCCGCTCGGTGGCAAGAACAGCGCTGAGTCCGATTTCACAACCGATGAAGATGCGGACTTCCTCGCCTAAACACCTGCCCCATGAGGGTGGCGGAGCAATCTGCCACCCTGCTCAGGGTTATGAAAGGACGATCATACTCATGGCTACTATAACATCATTGTCCTTGGACGTGGAAACGTTCAGCAGTGCCCCGCTGGGCAAATGCGGCATCTACAAATACGTAGAAGATCCGGATTTCGAGATTCTTCTTTTCGGCTATAGCGTGGACGGCGCAGAAGTGCAGGTGGTCGACCTTGCCAGCGGTGAAAAGTTGCCGGATGAGATCAGAGCTGCGCTCACGGATGAGACTGTAACGAAATGGGCGTTCAATGCCAATTTCGAACGTATCTGTCTTTCCCGGTTCCTCGGGATGCCCCCCGGCGAATACCTCGCACCTGCATCTTGGCGCTGCACTATGGTCTGGGCCGCCACGATGGGCCTGCCGTTATCCCTTGAGGGCGTCGGCGTTGTGCTCGGCCTCGAAAAACAAAAGATGACCGAAGGCAAAGAGCTCATCAAGTATTTCTGTCAGCCCTGCGCGCCGACGAAGTCAAACGGCGAACGAGCACGCAACCTGCCCATGCACGCTCCTGAAAAATGGGCCGCGTTCAAGCGTTATAACATCCGCGATGTGGAAACGGAGCTGTCCATACAGGAGAAACTCGCCAAGTGCCCGGTGCCGGATAGTATCTGGGGCGAATACCACCACGATCAGGAAATAAACGATCGCGGTGTTGCGATGGACATGACTCTGGTCAGACAGGCTATTCAAATAGACAACCGCTCCCGTTTGGAACTAATCGCCGCCATGAAAGAGATAACGGAACTGGATAACCCTAATTCAGTGCAGCAGATGAAGCTATGGCTTGCAGATAACGGGTTGGAAACGGATACGCTTGGCAAAAAAGCGGTCGCGGATCTTCTGAAAACAGCGCCAGAACCACTCGGCGACGCGCTTGCGCTTCGACAACAGCTGGCCAAGTCCTCCGTCAAAAAGTACCAGGCGATGGAGGCGGTGGCTTGCTCCGATGACCGTGCCAGGGGGCTATTTCAGTTTTACGGCGCAAACCGAACCGGCAGAGCAGCAGGGCGGCTTATCCAGTGCCAAAACCTTCCCCAGAACCACATGACCGATCTCGAACAGGCGCGCCACCTTGTACGCAGCGGTGACTTCGCTACGTTAAATCTTCTATATGACAACGTGCCGGCGGTGTTGTCCGAACTGATCCGCACGGCATTCGTACCCAAAGAAGGGCGTAAATTCATCGTCGCAGACTTTTCGAGCATAGAGGCAGTCGTATTGGCATGGCTCGCGGGCGAGAAATGGACGTTGGAGGCGTATGCCCAAAAACGCGACCTTTATATTGAAAACGCTGAGATGATGTTCGGCGCGCCCAGAGGATCCATCGATAAAAAGTCGCCCATGCGTCAGAAATCCAAGATTGCCGTTTTAGCCTGCGGATTCCAAGGGTCCGTAGGCGCACTAAAGGCGTTCGGTGCGTTGGAG